GCCGTTTGACCGTTTGAACCTGCGGTAAAATCACCGGCCAGATCGTTGCGTCTGCAAAAGGACTTCACGGTACTGAGGGGCAGGTCGAGCTGGGCGGAGATTGCCTTGTAACCTAATCCTCCGTGACGCAGTTTTCGGATAGCCGTTCGCTGCTGCTCGTTCATTTCGCACCGCCGAGCTTCTCTTGCAGCCACGCTTGGGCACATTTGTCACAGTAGACGGTCGTGCCGTATAAATCGCTGTCCTCGTCACGAAGCACATCGGCCAGGTTTACGGGTACTTCTGATCCGCAGCGGGGACAGGTGTTGTAGACGTTTTCGTCTGTGATGTAGGTGATGAACTCGCTGTCTTCTCCGACAGGCTGTTTGGTGTAAAACATAATCGGTTCCTCCAAGGTTTGATGTAAGGGAGGGACTCCCTTCACTTTCCCCTTGGACAGAACCGGTGATTTTGGGCAATTAATCTTTCTGATAGAAGTTGCAGGTGAAGCCGTCGGCATCAAGCTTTAATCCGGAAGCCCATTCTGGTGTTCGGCTCATCTGTCTGCAGACCACTTCAACCGACATACGGGAATCGGCTTCAATGACGATCTCATCATGGACATGCATGACGATGTCGGAATATTTGAAGGTTTGAAGGGCTGAGCAGAGGATGTCTCTGGAAATGGCCTGGACGATATTTTCCACGAGCTTTGCCCCGTAGGTTTCCTGACGCTCCCAGCGTCGCCCCGTTCCGACACCTTCATAGGTAATGGATTCACCGCCGAAGCGGTTCTCGCCGATGCGGGGCTTGACATAGAAAAGCTCTCTACCGGAAGGAAGCGTGATGATGAGCATCCCGCTTTGATAACGAAAGCCAATGCCCTGAACCTCAGTTTTTCGTCGTTCTTTGATGGCTGTCTTGGCGGCGCTGTCCACATCCCACCAGAAACGGACAATTTTGGGATTGGAGTTTCGCCAGGACTGAACAAGTCCAGGCAGCTCCTCTTCCGTTAAGCCCATCTCCAGTGCACCCATCGCTTTGAGGGCACCGACCGAGCCGCCATAGCCACAGGCGAGTTCGGATATCTTGCCTTTCTGTCTTAGATCACCATTTACACCGTGTTTGACAACCGGCACGCTGAACATCTCGCTGGCCGATTGGCAGTAGATGTCGCCACCCTCAGCAAAGAGCTTCATGCGCCAGCTTTCTCCAGCGAGCCAGGCCAGCACCCTTGCTTCGATGGCGGAGTAGTCGGCAACAAGAAAGATACGCCCCACCTTTGGCACAAAGGCAGTGCGGATGAGTTCCGATAAGACCTGAGGGACAGAATCAAAGAGGACTTCCAGAGCATCAAGGTCGCCTTGCCTAACGAGCGTTCTCGCTTCCTCCAGATGATCCATCTTGTTTCTGGGCAGGTTCTGTAATTGAATCAAACGGCCGGAAAAGCGTCCGGTACGGTTTGCACCGTAAAACTGAAAGAGGCCTCTCGCTCTGCCATCGAGGCAAACGCAGTCCCTCATGGCCTGATACTTCCTAACGCTGGACTTGGCAAGCTCCTGCCTTGTTTCGAGGGTAGCTTTCACTTTGCCTGAAGCGGTCTCCAGAAGCTTCCTGACCGCCTTTTTATCGAGGGATTCAGTCTCGATACCCTGACCAGCTAACCAGTCTTTCAGCTGCATAACGGAGTTGGGGTTTTCCAAGCCTGTTAATCTTCGGAGTTTTTGCAGGGCGTGTGCCCGTACTTCCTTGTCCATGCGAATGGCCTGCTCCGCCAGTTCCTTATCAATCAAAATGCCGAGATCATTGATTTGCTGGTCTCGGTGGTAGTTATCCCATTCCATATCCGGCATGGGAAAGCTCTCGAGCCTTTCCTGTATCGCCATCTCCGTTTCCACGTCCCGTTTGTTGTAGGCTTTATAGAGCTGCCATTTCTCCGGATCGTGCTCCGGCAGATTTCTCGTCCTGCCGCCGTTTGTTTTGGTCGGGTTACAGGGCATGGAGAAGTAGCGGATGAGGTCTTTGCCTTCTTTCAGCTTCTGCTTGTCGAGACCTAAGACCGAGCCGGCCTGTTCCAGGGAGAGCGGAAGCCCCAGATAGGCCGACCAAACCATGGAACAGCGCCAGCTTTCCGGGTCAAGGTAGTTCAGGTATTCCGACTCATGGCCAAAGGGCACGGTTCGCTCCAAAACATAGCCCTTTCGTTTCAGCCACTCGGACAGGCAAATTCGTTCAAATTGAGCGTTAAAAGCCCACTTGATCACATCGTCCGAGAGAAAGGCGGAGATAAGGTCTATCGGCACCGACTCACCATTGGCAAGGTCAATCGTCTGCACTTCGCCACCATCTACAGCATAGGAGATGAGGAGAATATCAAAATCGGGAGCTTCGACGTAGCGGTAGACACCCGCTTTACTTAGGTTCTCTGAAGAAAAAGTTTCAATGTCTAAGGATAGGTATTTCATAGGCACCTCTTAAAGCGAAGGGGCGAGGCTTTTGACCCCGCCCCCGGCAGTTACTCTTGCTGTTCTTTGACTCGCTTCCAGACAGCCTTGCCGAACTGATAGACGGCGTAGAATGGCAGGAAGGCCGCAAGTCCGCCTAAAATGAAGGCATTGAAGGCGATGTACACTTCCTTGAAAAGATCTGCAAACATCGGCCTGCCTCCTTACGACAAGAAGTCATCGTCATCGCTCAGGTCGCCGAAGTCGGACTCGGCGCTGGCACGGCTTCCGAGCGGCTTGCCGTCACGGATTTTCTGAAGGTTGTTAAGGCCGCAGGCGATGCCCCGATTGCCGTTCGAGTTGAATGCGTAGAAGGTGATGGATACTCTGCCATACACACCGCTGTAGACTTCGGAGCGGTCGAGAATCGGGTTCACATCGGCATCGACAATGCCAGGAGCTGTGGCTGAGTTGGCATTGATAAAGTAACTGTTGGCATAGGCTTCATCATCCGGGCGCTCTACGTCACCGTCACGAAGCGGCAGCTTGATGGAATTTAGAGCCGGCACCGTGCGGCTGTTTCCCTTGAGTTTGGCTTCGCCTTCCTTGTAGGCGGCTTCAATGGCTTTCTTGATGGCATCCAGCGTCTCTTTATCTGACTTTGGAATGATCAGCGAGACCGAGAACTTCGGCGTACCGCCGTTGATGGATTTTGCTTCCCACACGTTGGCATAGCTCCAGCGTGTATCTTTGCCTGTGATAACCTTCATTGGATTTGATTTACTCATGAGTGGTTTCCTCCTTAAACTCATCTAAAATAGTTGTCATTTCCGGTCTTTTATCGCTGTCCGGTACCAGCGTCGGTTTGCCTTGTGGCTTGATAATGAGGTCTCCCAAGATTTCGCTGAATTGCTTTCGTCCAAGGAGAGTTGTCATGGCTGTGATGCCTAGGAGTTTCTTTTCATAGGGATCAAAGCCGGCTTCTTCTACTGCTTGGACGACCTTGTTGTCGTCCAGATACTTGCGGTTTGACCTGCCCTCGACCAGCTTGAAGCCGAGCCATTTCTTGCCCGACTTGGCAGCAGTCAAGGCGTAGTCTTTAATGTCGTTTGCCCAGGAGGTCAGCTCATCGAGTTGCCCCAGGATTTCCTCAATCTCCGTGTCGGAGAGCAGAGGTGGTCTTGCAAACTCCAGCTTTGCCAGCTCCAGGTTGACTTCCGCCCGCTTGGCGCAGGTCGCTTTGACCTTGCAGAACCTGCACCAGTCTCCGGCTGAGAAGTCTCCCTTGCCGTCAAAGGCGAGAGTGGCAATCGGTCTCACCGTCTCATCGGCCCATTTGTAGAGGGCATCTTTCCTCATCGTGAAAGAGCTGTAGTTGTCCCGCCTGGGCTGGATGATGGTCATCCTGACTTCATCAAAGTCGTAGATGCCGTCAAAGAGCTGAAGACAGCCGAGGGCGTAGAGCATGAGCTGCGGGTTTTCATGGGCATCAACGAGGACGCCCGTTCCATACTTCATGTCAAATAAATGAAGCGCTTGGTCTGCGAGAATGACGCAGTCCGCCGTGCCGAAGCCTCCCGGTACATAGTCGGAGAAGTCCAGCCGCTGTTCGATCAGGACGGCAGGATCCGGTGTGGTTTTCCTGACCGCTTCCAAGGCTTCCAGGATACGGTCGACATACTGCTCGGCGGCATCTTCCATTTCCTGTGAATACATGGAGAGGTCCTGAATCGGGTCTTCCGTCTCCATGTCAAGTGCCAGCTTCAGCCGGAATTCACAAAGGGCATGGGCTTCCGATCCCTCACGGGCGTACTCCGAAGCAAAGTCGGCTGCCTTTTCGTTCAGCCTTGCCGACGGCGGGCAGTGAAGCCAGCGTTCGGCGCTGGATGCGGATAAGGTTGCGTGCTTTGCCATTAGCCCAGTTCCTCCGCATCTTTCAAAAGGGATTCATAGTCCTCCGGCTTCACATCGGACAGACGCTCTGCTCCGTACTTTTGGATGAGTGCCTTCACGCCTTTGGTAAGACCGGCCTGTGATTTTTTGGCCAGCACACCTCTCACATCGGGCAAGGTGAGCTGTGGGATTGGTTCTTCCGCTTCTTCCCGGTCGCTTGCGATGACCTTAGCCAGCAAAGCGATGCTCTCTGCCAGTTGATTCATGTCGTCTACGACATCTTTCAGTAACTTGATGCGACTCATAGCTTGCCTCCTTCGTTTGTCGATTTCTGACCAGTTCATTTGCCATTCGCTTGGATAGGATGCTGACGGTGGTCAGAAGTCCGATCAACTCCATGTCATTTGCCTGTCGTTGTCTCATAGGCTTTCCTCCTGTTCTGAGGGCTGGTATCGTGTGTCCCTCACTTCCCCCTTGGACAGGAGGAGGGATTTTGGGCAAACGAGATTGAAAAAAGTTTTTGATGACCTATAGCCAGTCACGTAGTTTTCTCAGCAGGGTTTTGAAAATGATTGATTTCCGGTAGTTCACGGTTTTCCTCGGACAGCCGATGACTGATGCGATTGCCCGTTCGCTTAAGCCCTCCATGAAGAGCCGTGTTATTTCCTGATCACGGGGAGATAGGCCTTGAATTGCAATCTGGACAGCCTCTTTGAATGCTTTTTCTTCAAGCTCCTCCGAGAAATCAGATTCATCAGCGATGAAGTCGCCAAGCGTGCCCACATCCGGGTCATCATCTGTGAGCGGTGCATCCAGTGAAAGAAATTCACCATTTTTGTGGTAAGGGCAGACATCACAGTCTGCGGCACATTTCCAGAGCAGATGTTTAGGGCAGAAGCAGCGTCCTGCTCGTTGTTCCCGCTTCCTGGCTTGATTGATACTGCGATTCAATTCCTGATATAGCTCTTCACTAACAGGGATTAGGTTGACACTGTAGGGGTCATTGGGTTTTCTTAGTGGGTAGTAACGTTGTTTCTTGGATTGACTCTGGTTGTCTTTGTTTGGCATAAAAAATTCCTCCGTTGCCTAGCTCCGGAACAGAGGAATGCCTGCTGACTGAAAATGAGCGCACAAAGGCTTCTGCAGTCCTGCGGACTTCTCCGTCCGGGATTGCAACCTTCCTGCTCATCAGTCGGCTGAAGTGTTATTTACTTTTTCCAATGAGAGACGTGAGCCACCGTTGATCAGACGGTGCATCTTTCATTGGTAGGTTCATAAAACGCTCGCGAAGTCCATATCGCAAATAATTTATTTACAAAGTGGCTATGTACGTGGTAAAATAATGAAAACCACTGGTGCTACTTGCGGGTCGGTTTAGAACCTAAATTGATTATGCAAAGGCGCTATCCGAGCTTTGGGCCTTCTTTAGTTCAATCTGGTTCAGCGTGGTTCAAAATCTAAAGGATGGAGACAATGGCCTTGAATTTTCAAATGCTATTTAAAATTCTAAAAAAGCATATGGCGGATGGAGATGCTGTTCCGTATTTTTTCCGTGAACTGATGGCCATGATTACGACTGTTGCTGAGGAAGAGTGGGGCACGTCGAAAGATCCTTCTAAAAAGATGAAAGATGAAACGCTTCGAAACTACTCAAAGAGGGGTTTGTCAAAGACACTGGCAAAAAATATCGTGTATCGGCTGACACCGGAATTTTT